CTAAATCAATGGATGTTATTGAAAAAGAAGATTTTGAAAATTATGCTAAAAATTTATTAGGTTATTATGACTATATATTTTATGTTTCCCCTAAAGGAGTTGATATAGAAAACAATGGGGTAAGAGAAACAAATGAAATCTTTAGAAATCTAATTGATTTTACAATTCAGGCTTTGTTAAGGAGATATTCTCATAGAATTAAAAATATAATAACAATTGAGGGTTCAACTATTGAACGTATAAATACTATTAAAGAAACACTTTTTTTATAATATTTATAAATAAATTATATTTCCAATGAAAAAATCTGAATTTAAAGCATATTTACGAGAAGAAATTATTTCTATTCTTTCTGAAGAACCAGCTAAAGATATTGAAGCTAAAACTAAGGCACAATCTGAGTTAAATAAAGAATTAGAAAAAACTAAAGAACTTACTTCTGATATTAGCACTTTACAAGAGGAAGAAGATGATGATGAAAAAGAACCTACTGCAAAAGATTTAGCTAAAGGAGATTCTGTAACTACCTTAGCTAATAAACTATCTCAAACAACAAAAGAAATGAAATCGGTAGTATCAAAATATAAAGATGCTGAAGGTAGTGAAAAAGCTGAATTATTAAGTAGATTAAAAGAATTAACTAAAATAAAAAAAGAACTTGAAGGGCTTCTTTAATAACATACAAACATTACTTATAGTAGTTTTAGTTGTGCTCCTCTTATTACAGAGGAGCTGTTCTTCTAAACCAGAACCAGAAACTAAAATAGTTGAAAAGGTTACTATTAAATATGATACAGTTAAAGTAAATACAATAGTATATCAACCTAAATGGAGAGACCGAATTATAACAAGAGTAGATACGGTTCCAAGAATAGTAGATACGGCTATTATCTTAAAAGATTACTATACAAAGTATGCTTATTCAGATACTGTTATAATAGATACTTTAGGAACATTAGTTGTAAATGATACTGTAACTCAAAATAGAATTTCTTCCAGAAAAATATTTACTGATTTTATTTATCCTACTAAATTAATTGAAAGAGACATATATAAGTCTGAAAATGAATGGTATGCTGGCTTTGGTTTAGCTGGGAGACCTAATCAATTAAATTATTTAGGTGGAGAATTATTATTAAGAACTAAAAGAAAAAAAGTGTATGGGTTAGGGTTAGGAGTTAATAACGAACTGCAACCCATACTAACAGGACGAATGTTCTGGAAAATAGGAGAATGAGTGATTTAAAACAAATAATACAAAATGAGTATATAAAATGTGCTCAAGATCCAGCTCATTTTATGAGAAAGTATTGTTTTATCCAACACCCCCAAAGAGGTAGAATTATATTTAATCTTTTTCCTTATCAAGAAAAATGTTTACATCTATTTAAAGAAAATGATTATTGTATAATTAATAAATCTAGGCAATTAGGTTTATCCACTTTAGTAGCAGGTTATGCCCTATGGTTAATGTTATTCCATAGAGATAAAAATATTCTTTGTATTGCTACTAAACAAGATACTGCTAAAAATATGGTTTCGAAGGTTAAGTATATGTACGATAACCTTCCTTCTTGGTTAACTATAGGGTATGAAGAAAAAAATAAATTAACTTTAACTTTATCAAATGGTTCTAAAATTAAAGCCTCTTCTTCAAGTACAGATGCTGGTAGATCAGAAGCTGTTTCTCTTTTAATTATAGATGAAGCTGCTTTTATTGATAATATTGGAGAAATATGGGCTTCAGCTCAACAAACTCTAGCTACTGGTGGTGGGGCTATTGTATTATCTACTCCTTATAACACCGGTAACTGGTTCCACAGTAATTGGGCTAAAGCTGAAACAGGAGCCAAAGATAATTTATTTTTACCTATTAGGTTACCTTGGTGGGTACACCCAGAACGTGACCAAAAATGGAGAGATGATCAAGATATTATATTAGGGGATCCTAGAATTGCTGCTCAAGAGTGTGATTGTGAATTCAACATGTCTGGAGATACTGTTTTTTATAAAGAATATCTTGAATTTTACAAAGAAACTTATATTAAAGATCCTATTGAAAAAAGAGGAATTGATAATAATTTATGGATTTGGGAAGCTCCTAATTATTCTCACACTTATATGGTAGTAGCGGATGTTGCCCGTGGAGATGGTAAAGATTTTTCTACATTCCATGTAATAGATGTAGATGAAAAAAGACAGGTTGCAGAATATAAAGGACAGATTGGAACCCGTGACTTTGGTCATTTACTTGTAGGTATAGCTACTGAATATAATGAAGCTTTATTAGCTCCTGAAAATGCTAATATTGGATGGGATACGGTTCAAACTATTGTTGATAGAGGATATGCTAATTTATATTATTCTCCTAAAGGAGATAAGTTAAACATAGAATCATATTTTGATAATTATGACACAACCCAAATGATCCCAGGATTTATAACTAGCCCTAAAGTTAGACCTATGATGATAGGTAAAATTCAGGAAGCTATTAAGGAACAAAGAGTAATCTTTTATTCAAAAAGATTATTAGATGAGATGGAAGTTTTTATTTGGAAAAATGGAAAAGCACAAGCTCAACAAGGTTATAATGATGATTTAGTTATGGCATTTGGTATTGGAATGTTTTTAATGGATACTTCAGTTAAATATTCCCAAAACTATTTAGAAATGAGTAAAGCTACTTTAAGTAATATACAATCTAGTAATACCCCCTTTGCAGGAGTTTATAATCCTAATGGAAAAATTGAAAATCCATATAAGGTAAAAATAAAAGGGGAAATGGAAAGTATTAAGTGGTTACTCTAAAGTAATATTTATAATAATAAAATTTTATAATGGCAGATACAGGATTATTTCCTCGATTAAAAAGATTATTTTCTACGGATGTAGTTATTCGTAATGCTGGGGGAAACCAAATAAAAGTAATGGATACTAACCAAATCCAAACCTCAGGGGAATTTGCTACTAATGCTTTGTTAAACCGATTTAAAGGAATATATAAAAACCCTGCTTCTACTTCTTTATTTGGCCAACAATTTAATTTAAACTACTCCTATCATAGACCCCAAATCTATTCAGATTATGATGCTATGGATCAAGATGGTATTATAGCTTCTGCCTTAGATATTATAGCTGATGAATCTACATTAACTAATGATATGGGGGAAGTACTTCAGATAAAATCATCAGATGATGAAGTTCAAGAAGTACTTTATAATTTATTTTATGATGTATTAAACATTGAGTTTAATCTGTGGTCTTGGATTAGACAAATGTGTAAGTATGGAGATTTTTTCTTAAAATTAGAAATCTCAGAAAAATTTGGGGTTTATAATGTTATACCATATTCAGCATACCACATAGAAAGAAGAGAAAATTTTGACCCTAAAAATCCAGCAAAAGTTCAATTTGCATATAACCCTGAAGGATTTTTTAGTGGTAATTCTTCGGGTTATTATCATACTCCTAATCAATCTAATACTGACGATACTATTGTTTTTGATAACTACGAAATAGCTCATTTCAGATTAATTTCTGATATGAATTATCTTCCTTATGGTCGTTCATATATTGAACCCGCCCGTAAATTATTTAAACAATATATCTTAATGGAAGATGCTATGTTAATTCATAGAATTGTTCGTGCCCCTGAAAAACGTATTTTTTATGTAAATGTTGGAAGTATTCCTGCTAATGAAATAGAAAATTTCATGCAGAAAACTATTAGCACAATGAAACGTACTCCTTACATAGATGAAGAAACCGGAGAATATAATCTTAAATTTAATCTTCAAAATATTAATGAAGATTTTTATATTCCTGTAAGGAATGGAGACTCAACTACTAAAATTGATACTACAAAAGGTTTAGATTATGATGGTATTAAAGACGTAGAATATTTAAGAGAAAAATTATTTGCTGCTCTTAAAATTCCTAAAGCTTTTATGGGCTATGATGAAAACTTACAAGGTAAAGCAACATTAGCAGCTGAAGATATTAGGTTTGGGCGTACAATTGATCGTATCCAAAGAATTATATTATCCGAACTTTATAAAATCGCCTTAGTACACCTATATGCCCAGGGATTTGATGATGAAAGATTAACTAATTTTGAATTAAGGTTAACTACTCCCTCTATTATCTATGATCAAGAAAGAATAGCATTATTAAAAGAAAAAGTAGATTTAGCTTCCTCTATTCTTGAAAATAAGTTAATGCCTTCTGATTGGGTTTACGATAATATTTTCCATTTAAGTGAGGATGAGTATGAAGAAATAAGAGAATTAATAATTCAAGATCAAAAACGTACTTTCCGTTTATCACAAATTGAAACTGAAGGAAATGATCCTAAAGAAACAGGACGTTCTTATGGTACCCCTCATGATTTAGCTGCTTTATATGGAGTAGGAAGAATGCAATCAGACCCAGGCAATGTACCTCCTGGGTATAACGAAAAATCACCATTGGGAAGGCCTAAAGAAAAAGCTTCTAATATTAATACCCAAGATAATCCTTTTGGTAGAG